AAAATCAAGTTCAACATAAAAAGAATCGCCTTGATACATTGTAAGGTCGTAATTTGGTACTGAAGAAGGTGTAGCAGAAGCGCCGTAATTTGGAATAGGCAAAAGTACGCGTTGTGGAGATGATATATCGTCCACTTCTTGTGGAATAAAAATTGGTATATATTGATTTGTAGTTTTTGAAATTCGGCGCAATGAAAATACGTCAATCTTGTATAGACCAATACCAAGTTGTGAGCATAATTCACGGTATTGTTCTTTTCTTGAATCAACCATTAACATAAGTTGACGGTAACGTTCAGAACGAGGAATCATCACTCCATCTGGAGCGGTAATATCAATATCAAAAGAAGCGTCTGTTGCTAGGGTATAAAGCGCCAATGTAGCGGCATAAACAGCAACAGGGTATTCCTCTACTTTAGGAAGATTTGTCATGGTAACTGTTCGACCATAGGCATCTGTGTGGTACAAAATGTGTTGGGAAAAAGCATCATTAACAAAATGGCAAATTTCGTTATCTGTAAAATAACGATAGTAGAATCCAGCAACAACGACTGGAGCACCAGAATTAGGGGTGCTATCAAAGGTAAGATATCCCGTCTCTTCTTCAACTTCAACAGCCGAAGATACATCCGTCCCGTTTACATGGATAACTAGAGTGGGACCTTGTAAAGGTGAGTATGGAACGAGAAAGCGATTGGTTGTGCCATCGGCAACAAAACTGTAAACGAAGGATTTGCCCATATCCCCAAGTTCAGTCCTTAAACGGGCTGATAAAGAACTTAATGTGGCCACGAAACCTCCGTAATAATCTCTAGAGCATTATCTCTTTTATTTGAGATTTAGTAAGCACAAAAAGAAAAGGTCCACCCCAACTGGGAGGAGGGCGGGGTACCAGTTGAGATGGACACCTGTAGACGGCTTAGTTAGGCCGCCAAATATATCCAAGTTGTTCTAAATAATTTGAAAGGTCAACTGGAACGCGGTATTTAACTCCTGCTTTAAATGTGTAGTGATTTCCTACGCCATATGTCATATCTTCAATATCGGTAATTGTACGAATGATGACTGTGTCATTAGCAGTTGTTACTCCGACGTTTTCAATCTCGTCTAGAACAAGAGGTGTATCTGGCTTCTTTGGGTCGAAGACATCATTAGCCAGACTCTCTGCCTCAATTTGTGCCGCAATTGAAATCTCATCTTTGCGGTCTTGAAGAATCTTTGCATTCTTCTTTGTTGCTTGTTCCGCTGCACGGCCTGTTGCGTCAAGCGGACTTGTTTGTGTATTTGCCACGGTGTTTATTCTCCTTGTTAGTTAGTTAAAATGGCTGGGAGCCAAAGAAAGAGTATGGCTCCCAGACATTGGTAAAAAGTGTCTTAGTTTGTGTAAACCTTGACGATTGATTGGTCGGTGATAACACCAAGACCCCAGATTGCGTACCAAGCAAGAGCGTGCTCACGACCGAAGTCAAGAACACCACCATCGCGAAGTTCAACTGGAAGTGAGATTGCGTGACCAAATGCGTTGTCACCAATCATGATTGATTCGTAGATGTCTGCACCTGGTGTACCAGATGTTGCAGTTGCACCAGAATCTTCTGGGTTTCCACCTTGACCAGGAGCAGTGTTAGCCTTTACTGGTGTTGAGTATTGGTCTGATGGAGCGCCGACTAGTGAAGAGTAGTCAAATGCAGCGCCAGATAACAACTTCTTAACTTGTGTTGTCTCAATGAATACTACGTCGTACAAACGACCGATTTCACCGAGCATGAAGTTTCCTGGAGCAGCGTACTTTGTAACTTCGATGAACTCTGGGTTCGAACGAAGGTCACGAGACTGCTTAGGGTGTACGAACTGTACATAGGTCTCACCAAGGCGAGGAATGTTCTTACCAGCAAGGGTAAGAGCAGCATCCTTAATTGCACCTGTGGTCAACTTGAAAGCACCTGTTAGGCCTGCGATTGATGAACCGCGAGTACCTTCGTTGTACCAGTCGTTGATTCCTTGTACTCCTGAACGGTCATAACCAAATACTGCTGAAGTTGCAGCAGAAAGTGTGTTACGAGCCTGTACGTCAAGATATTGAGCCATGTGACGGCCAAGAAGACGTGAAGCAGAAGCCATTACGTCATCGAATGATGCATTGAGTAGCAACTCAGAAACAGCAACGGCATAACCGTGTTCTGCTACTGTAATTGCAATTTGCTCTGCTGTGAGAGCGTTGGTGGTCATACGAACACCTTCTGTTAGTGGAGTTGGGTCCACTGCAAAGTTCTTGTAACGAAGGAAGTTCACACGAAGACCAGGAGCAACTCCTAGTTCAGTCTTCTTAACTGCGAATTGTTCGAAACGAAGAATTGGCATTGCCTGGAACAAAATTTCTTTTGACCAGATTGTTTGAATTGCTTGGTTCAGGCTGCTATTAGCACCTGAATAAGCCGTTGGGGCACCAGCGAGTTGCCCTGTTCCTGTAATTGCACTTGCCATCTGAGGTCAAGTCCTTTCTTAGTTGGTTGATTGGGTTTTAACCGAAGAGACCCTGGCCTCTATTTGATGCAGCGCTGCCAAGTAATTTGGCTCGATTCTTCGCATAGTCTGCCAATGACATTTCCCTGATTGAATCAGGAGTAGAGATTTGTTGGTCCGTATCGTTATCGAGGGGTCCTGATGCAGGAGCGGTAACACGTGCTCCCGCCATTTGTTGTCTCGCACTTTGCATAGCCTGCTGTGCAGAACTTAAAATACGAGAAGACTTATCTTTGAGCATTGCAATGCTTTGCTCAACTTCTTCAGCATTATTACCGTCAATTAAATCTAGAAGTTCTGGCACGATATTCTCGCGCTCTTCTTCAATTCGTTGTGCACGGTAATTCATGACTTCTTGGAACTTTCGTTCTTGCTCTAATAGAGCAAAAGCCTTTTCTCTTTCAAGACGTTCCTGCTCAAGTAGAGCCTGGAATTCTTGCTCCTTCTTTATGAGGAGTTCTTTTGCGGAAAGTTCTTCTTCTGCCTTTGCTTTTGCAGCAGCGGCTTCTTGTGCATCGCGTTCAGCAACTAGTGCTGCACGTCGTGATGCTTCTTCTTCGCGTTCTTTCTTAAGAGACGCAAGTTCTTCTTTCATTTTTTCCATTTGAGGATACAACTTTGCTTTCTCTTGTTCACGAGCCTTAGCAATGTCGTCTGCGGTATAAGCCACGAATTCCTCACTTGGTGCTTGTTGAATTTCTACGACTCCATCAATAGGGTGTCCCATCAATGTGTCGCCTACTGCTTCTACTTGGTTATCCATAGTATTCACTTATCTTTCTTGGGTTATTGTCCGAATGGGCCGAAGCCCGTGCCACTTTGGGGTTTGTTACGAGATAATTGCATAGCATTTACTTGCTTTTGTCTCGTTATATTCTGATATTTATCAGAAACTTAGTTGTCTTTGTCGACCGTCCTTCTCTGTGGAATTTTAGTTCCATAGGCTTGGGTCACAAGCGCTTCACGAATTGAACTCTCGGATTGGTCCTCAAAACCAGCAGCGGCTTTGTTTTCAGGGCTGTCAATGTTTTCAGAAGTCTCTGGTCCTTGAATACCATCTCCCATTACATCTCCGTCACCCAACTCTTGAGGGGCCATAGGAATAGCAGAGTTTCCATCTGGACCAGGCATCATTCCTGTCATATCCATAATTTCTTTCTGAATCTGAATCTTGACCAATTGCAATGCGCCATCTGCAGTTGCATCTGAAATAAGTTCTTGACGAATCTCTTCTAGTTTCTCCTCTGGGAATTCCTCACCAAGAGTACGAAGAGCACCTTCTTTAGACTCAAGCCCCATACCCAACTTAGTTTGAATTTCGTTAAGAATAATCAACTTATCAAGAGGCAATGGAGGTGGGAACTGAACATAGTTCATGTAGGTAATAGAGTCATTAGGGTCAAGTTGTGTCAACTGACCTGGCTTAATTGGCCCATCTGTATCTGGGTTGTATAAGAAAGTATCTGGCTCTTTGAAGGCAAGAGTACGAAGTACGAGTTCGTTAATCTTCTCAATGCCTTTACCGTATTGAGCAACTTTTTGGCTGTATCGGTTCATCAATGGCTGGTACTGAATAGAAAGAGCAACACCAGAAGTATTTGAAATTGGCTGAACTTGTCCAAGAGCAGTCTCTGGGATGTTCATAATTTCGTGCATAGACGTCTTAAGAAGGTCTAAATATTTAAGCGCTCCATCAATTCCTGATGCTCCACCTTCAAGGTTAAATACTTGTGAATCCTTTGGAAGACCGCCCCATACTTTCTTGGCGCCCTTTTCAAGGTTAGATGCTTTAGCACCGATAATAACTGTCACAGGAGAAGCGTGATAGTTAATGATGTCTGCTATATCTGTAGAGATTTCATTGTAAGCACGGTTAATAGTAATGATGTCATGTGCATCTGCTAGTCCCCATGGTGAGCCTGATACAGGCACATTAGGAATATGCACCACTGGAACTACTCCAAGTGGATTTGGGCGTGAGTCAATCAACTCATCGTTAATGTATTCTTCAATAACATCGTCAGTAAGAATCTCAGTATACGTGAATACTTGGCGCGTTCCTTCAAGAGAAGTTCCCCAGAAACGATACTTCTGCTTAAAACGAAGTAGACGTGTACGGTCGTGTGGGTGAAACTCAGGAAAACAGAATGATGAGTTCATAGGAAGGATACGAACACGACCAGGATGTTGTCCTCCTGCTGAATCTACCCATGGCTCTTCGTATGCAACTTTAACAAATACATCGCCAGTAATTCCGCCTTGCTGTGCCATT